AATAGTGTAAGCGGTGGTCTCACTATTGTTAGTTGCGGTGTACTCCTGACATACATCGTCGCAGCTTGTCTCAGTCTCCACACTGTTCAGCGTGTCAGTCGTTGTCTCAGACACCCTGTACTTGACCTCATACCTGCAGTTTGTATCACTCGTTAGAGACACAAACTCTCCGCCTGAGAGAAGGCCGTCTCCGTCTATGTACTGATTGCTCGTGACCCCATCAAGACGACACTGAGTCACAAGCCATACATCACCACAGTCGCAGCCCAACCTCTCTGCCGTGACCACACCGGGCAAGAATGTTATCTCCTTTACACAGGCCGTTGCACTACCTCCTACACCCAAGGTGATGGTCTGCGGCTCAGTCATTGAACAAGTATAGAAGGTTACATTTTTGGAACTTAGCCCTGTGTTTGTAAACCTGTACATCAAGCACACATCGTTGCAGTCCGTTACATCAGAGCGGACAATGTTTATCGTGTCGGTGGATGCATCATCTGTTGGAGCTATAACCTGCCCAACACACCCTGATGTCAACTGAACGAAGTCACCAACTCCGACACCACCTAACTCAGGGACTACTTGAGTAATCGCAGTGGCAGAAGAATCGTGCTGACACTCCTCGACCAACAAGTTGTTTCTACCCTCGCACGAGCAGCACACATCACCTATGCTCACTGTGGAGTAGCATAACTCCACGGAAGATGAGTTCCTGTAGTCGTAAATCAAGTACAGGTATTCGTCGTTTGAACTCGGCATGGCAAACGATGCCTCGTATGTGTTAGGACCACCCGTAATTGGAGTTGCCCCCGTGGACGCAGCCAACAAAGCGGCTATGTCAGTGGGGTTGTTTGTATACAACGTACCGCTCCTCAAGTAACGGAACTCATCCTCAGATGAGTCGAACACAAAGTCATCGGCAGGAGGAATCTTATTGGAGATAATCGATACGGTGGCACCGTCAGCAGGAACGAATCCTGACCCCTGTGGGCCTGTAATCACATCGTACTGCGACACAAGTGGACTCGTTGTACCCGACTGCAGCGTGACCGCTGAAGAGTGCAACGGAGAAACAAACGAGCCATCCACCCACCTGTACTCGTTGTGGATGAACTGACCGCTATCTGTGTTATTGGACAGGCAGACCTGAACAATGGTTATCTCCTGAGCAGCGGGACAGTTTACAGTGATGTACGCCTGAACAGAGTCTATGTCCGTGGCGGTCACAACGATGTCTACAACCTGCTCTGTGAGAACATTTTTGTTCACCACCAATGGCACCAACATATTGGTCGATGAGACTGTCACACCATTGAAGGTGGCATCTATTCGAGCATCAGCAGAGGCTGACCAATTGATTTCCACATCTCCAATCAGATAGCCCACGTTGACACAAAACTCCGTTCCGGGGAAGCCATTCCCCAACGCATAGACAGTCCTTGTGATTCCACATTCAATGCATGGGGTGTCGTCAGGCAATAGGTTGTCGTTTGATGTGAGGACGTACTCATTAGAGTATGGGTCAAACCCACCAAGCTTTTGCGTATCGAGTTTATCGATAAACAAGTCCCTAAACCAAGAACGCATACCCAACTCAGAGATGACGGTAAGCTTTTCACTTGACCCTGCAGCACCCTTGAGTTGTATGACGGCACCTCTCTTGCCGTCGGTGAAGTATTTATCGTACCCCCAACGAACATAGCTTTCAGGGTTTCTGCTGATTCCATAATCCTCGGTCCTTGCCACCTGAGTACCCAACACTTCGGGTACGGAGGAAACGACACTCTCTCCCGTAGAGTCTGTCAGCAAGTTCTTACCCGCCAACACATAGGATATTTTGTCCTCCTGAAGAACGAGAATATCTGTAGCCCGTGAGTCAAGCTTGAACACAGGCCCGTAGCTATCCTCCAATGATTTGAAGTTAAGGAGGCCGAGATTGAACTCGTTTAGCTTGTTGACATTGCTCTCATCGTTGTAGACACCGCTATACGTAAGGTCAGCAAACCGCCTCATCTCCTTGTAGTCCTGAGCAGATGTGGTGGTCACCCTATTGCCTAACGTCAACTCCTTGCCGTCGATGGCATCTCTGATTTGGTAACTCTCCACACCATTGCCAAAGGCATAGCAGTTGAAGAATGCAGTGTCGATGATGGCCGCCTGAGACCCGGTTTGGTTTTGGACATTACCCTCGTGCGTACCCGACACGGGGTCGATAGCATACGACACGGGAGACTCGTACCAAATGTCAGGAGCAGAGTCTTGCGCCTCCGTCTCAAAGACAACAAGAGACGTACTCCTCATCACCTCAATCTGCACCTTGAGCCTGACCTTTTTATTTTTCGTGTTTGCAGTACCCTCGGAACTCTTCACGCCAAAATACGTCCTGCCCCCAAACGTGTTGAATCTTGTGTAGATGTTACAACAGTCACAAGGCTCTGCGGATAGGTTGCCGTTTACAATATTGTACTGTGGGCCATTGGTCCCGGTTCTTGATGACTGAGCCTCTAACGCATCAGCAATGTTGTCACCATCAAACCAAGCCTTGAAATTGGTGTATTCCTTAGATGCGGTAAAGTTTGCATCCACAAACAATGAACGCCTTGGTGTTGAACCCCTGCCTCGCCTTTCATTGTCAATCAATATCCTAATACGAGAACCCGCAGGGATTGTGTAGTCAATGTAACCTGTCCCCGCAGGGTCTTTGGTATCTACGGGATAGTAGATTTCCATACACCCCTTACCGCTCTCACTAAATGTTCCATAGTCTACAACGGGCAGGTCAGACAAAGAGGTTGCAAAATCGTTCGCACGTATCTTCATGTACGTACCCGTGGGCACCACCAAATCATTACCATCCGAATCTGTTGGGGCGGGGTCAAGAAAGTCCCTTTGCTGCGCCTTCTTCTCCAAGACGGTGGCGTTCACGCACCTATTCAATGGTCCGGCAGAGTCAGTCTTTACCGTGAGGATGTCTCCCTCTTCTACCTTCCGTGCATTCTGCCCCTCAAGCATAAAGTAGTCCGCACCCGATGTCGGGTCTCTGAAGAAGAAACTGCTATAGACGGTAAAAAACTTTTCCTTGTCTGACTTTATGCAAAGCTTGTACCTCGTTGCCCAAAATGGGGCGAGTTGCTGCGTTGGTATCTCTACCCTGATGTTGTTCTTGCTGCTCGACAACGAACACGGAACGTGCACCGTATTGTTCTCACTGACCAAAGCGGTGGTCGCTCTATTAAAATCATCCATGTAGATGATGCCCACCTCATAGCTTCGGTTGCTATGCAAACTCGAGGGGTTACCAATCGATTGGTACGTGCCCTCAGCAACTGTTATTTGATAGTACTCGTACGCGTTCTGTGTAATGGCCACCCCCGTTGGGTCATCCACATAACGGATGGCGGGAAGCTGAAGCCCTATCAGCGTAGATGACGGAGTGGATATTATGGTGATGGGTTCGCTCGGACCATTTATGCCACTCTCGTATTTCTGAAGTCCTGACAAAGTGCTTGTGGCCGAACAATTGAACTCGTCTGTAAGGGTTACACCCGTACAGGCTGCAGACACAGTCTGAATGTTGGACAGGGTACCCACCTTCTCCTGAAAGTCCGCGCTCGTCGCGAGGTCGTACGGACTTGCGAAGTCCTTTGGCAGGACGTACTGAAAGTTTATCTCGGTATCAAGAGTCTGCTGAGTGGGCGTTGTGTCACCACTAAACCCAAAGTGTTCAAACCTTAGCACGATGTCAATGATTGACTCTGCCTTGAGGTCTATGTCATCAAAGTCAAGCTGCAGAATAGCGTTGTTAGAGGTGAACGCGCCATCCCAAGCATAGTTGCCATTGGCAGTAGTGTCGGGCAAATTCTCAACGCCTATCTCCTCTGACTGAAGAGTAAGTGTATACTCAAGCCGCGTTGGGAATCCACTCAAAGAGACTATGTCGTACTGCTCCAAATAGTTTCCGTAAACCAATCGGTTGCCCATCATGGTCTGCGCCTTGGCGAGTCTTGGCACGTTGTCATACAACCTGAGTATCTCGCTCTCAGGAAGTACGGTGTAAATCTTACTATTGCTGAACGTGTAGGTGTAGTTCGTGTTGTCCACGAGGCCCAACTCCTCCTTGTTCAACTTCTCAATGACCCGTATAGAGCCTGTCTGCATATCCTTCCATAGAAGGTCTACAGTCTTGACAAGCGGCCCACCTGAGTTGTACGTGATGACTGCGGTGTTGGCCAAGTTGAGCATCCCCTCATTCAACCCTGTCCCAAAGTCGTAGTCAAAAATACCGGGGATAAAAGCAGGGCTTGAAAACTGAGAGGTAGCAGAATACATATCCCCGTCGTACTTGTACCGATATCCAAAAGAAGTGAATCGGTCCTGCAGGAAGTTGTTCTGCGAAGACGTGATAGTAGCAACTGACGTGGGCGATGTGACGGGTGGCTTCTTAATCACGAGGATGTCCTCCGGGCTGAACCCATCAAAGCCTGTAGTGGGGTCGGGGTTGCCGTAGCTTTTATCGACATCGATAAACCTTGGTGGGTTGATGTCATCCGTCCAAAACAGATACTTCCCATCAACAAGGTCCACCCCTGTGATGAGGTGTTCCTGATTGAAGTTCAGCGTGGTCTTGGTGCCCGTGCCGTCATCAACACTGATGAGGTGGTAGGTAAGAATCTGCCCCTTGGTGTTGTACGACAATACAAGGTCAAGTGCAATCGAAGCGGTGTAGTCGGGCCAATTGATGAACCAATAGATTGTTTCGTTGGCACCATCTGCGTACGCGCCTATGCACTTAGCGTTTCCACTAACGGTCTCACCATTGTACTCAATGTTAGGGCTGACCTTCAGGTTCCCCTTTGTGTTTTCTACAACACCTACCTCGGACTCTTCAGTTGAGCCAACACGTATGTTCAGAGCGTTTAGGTACTCCCCGTTTGGAACGAGCCTTTCGTCAAGGCTCTTGTTCATTCGCCCTAAGACAAAATTTCTTGACGTGTTCGCCATATTACTTTATCCATTTACCCTGACCCCTCATGTTCATCAGAAGCCTTGATGGGTGTATGTTGCTCAGTCTCAGCTTTGCATTTCTAAGTAGCGCGGTCTTTCTCTTCCTCGCCCTGTTGATGATGTACTCCTGCACACCAAGCTTGGAGTTCAGTATAGCGTACTCAATGTATGCGTAGATGTAATCCTCAAACATTTTGTTTACGGTAATCAGGGAGTTGTCACCTCCCTCCATTCCGTCTGACACGTACTCAAGGATGCACAACTCACCCGACATTCCCGAACTGAAGTTTATCACGCCACCCTTCTTGTCAATGGTGAAGGTTGGATTAGAGTTGGCGGTCTCAGTGTTGAGTCCGAAACGGGCACCAATCTGATAGTCGAAGTACCATAGGCCATCGTAGTAGTAGCCCTCCAAACCATTGAATGGGCTTCCTTCATTAAGGTAGATGCTCCTCTTGCTCCCCTTAATCCTGTCCATGTCAATGTTTGAGTTCTCAGGACTCAGCGCATTGCCGTCTTGGTCAAAGAGGATGTTGGAATTGTTGTCTTGCAGGTAGGCGCGACTCCAATTGGTCTGAATGTTTTCAGTGAGCGGCCTGAGAATTTGGTCTTTGTAAAGAGAGATTCGAACCCAATTTACGTAGTCGTGCGGCAGCACAAAGCGAAGTTTGTCGGAGACATTGAGTTCCAAAATCTTTATCTCCTTGAACGCGTCGTAGTTCAACTCCTGAATACCCCTCTTGGCATGGAAGATTATCTTGAACCGCTCCTCGTTGTTCACGAGGCTATGGTTCCCCGAATACATGAGCATGAAGTTGTTGACTATGTCCTCCAAAGAAACATATTGGTACGAACCCCAATTCTTGTCTTCGGGCGCACTGCCTCCATTCTCATAGTATTGGTAATCAGTAATGTAGGCCATGCTCTATTATTTTTCGTCCATGTCTGACTTCTGCTCAGATTGAGTGGCAAACTGAACGGGTTGCATCTCCCTAATGGACATACCCGCATACTGCAAAATCTTCAGCACCAATGATGGCTCATCCTCAAGAGGGAGTTCAAAGTCTTGAAAGTCAGGCTGCGATTGGTCAAACGACGGCTCTCCCGCATTAAGGGAAATGTATGTCCACTTGGGTGCCTTGGGATACCTTATGTGCTGAGCGAACACCTGACCGTAGTCGGTAATCGATTCAGGCAGCGCAGTAAGAAACAGACCCTGCTCTGTATAAGCAGGGAAAATCAAACTCGGCTTGGTATTCATGCCCATGTTCAACAAGTTGACCTTGTCGTGCGTAAGCCTTTCAGAAATCTTGATACTGTCTGCGTCGTAAATTCTGTAGCCCTCATCAGCCTCTTCGGGAAAGATGTCCTCAGTCAGGCTCATCAAGGTTTCAGATGAAACATTGGCCACATAGGCAAAGTCTTCGGTGACGGTGTTTACAACAACATCGCCAACAGACACTCCCGAAGATTGAAACGCTCCCGACGTGTCCTGTAGGTTGTTGGCAATCCCTCCATTCCTGCCCTCTCCACTTGTAAGCAGAGATGTGTAGATAAGCACCTTGTTGATAAGGAAGTATGTCTCTCCTGTGCTGAGTTCACTCGGAAGGTAAAAGTTGTTGTTGTATGCAGGAATAGAAGTTACAGTCTTCTTCAGTGCCTTGGTGACCGAGAAAGTATCGATGACCTCAGCGTATGTTTTTGAAATGTTTGCGTAATCAGTTCCCGACTGACGAGCATTCTCCTTATTTAGCTGATAATTATACTGATAGAAGTAGTCCTCGAAGATGTCTAACTGCGCTTGTTTGGCAAACAGGTTGAAGTCTTGGGGCGAGATGTAACCATAGTTATTCTTATTCAGTATAGACAATACGGTATTTCTAACTGAATTTATCATCTGCAAACTCTTTGCTGCAAAGATAGATAAAAAAAAGAGGGGTCTATTTTTGAGACCCCCCTTGACAATTAAGCTAATCCCGCATTATAGCTGACCTTCAAGGAACTGAAGAACCTCTACACCATCGTCAGTTTTGAACCATTCGGACAAGTACTCGATGGGGTCTGCACCATACGGTATGGTGGTCATCCTCTTCTTATTCCCCTCAAGGTTGAAGTGAACGTCTTTTTTGTTGTTCCTGAAGCCCAACATCTTCATGTCGAAGAACTGCTGAACAGTGGCCATAAGCTTCACAGATGGGTCGGACAATGCCCTGAGAAATACTTGAGGGTTTCTTTTGGCAAAGACCAAGATATCGCGCCTGAGTTCTGCAGTTGAAACAAGGGTTACGTCCTTTTCAAACAGAACGCGCCCCATCATCTCAAGCTGCTCGATTGAAAGCTTCTTCGCTTCCACCATGGCATCAAGTTCAGCCACGAGAAAGTCAACCTCTTCCTGAGCATCTTTGGTGTTGTCCACCTCAGTAAACTTCTTTCCATTCATTGGGTGGTAGTGCAGAAACTCCTGCAAAACAGGATTTGTCCTTGGGACAGAGAGCATACCATCTTCAAAGATTACAGGCTCAAGGATTGCGTTTCCATCCTGCTCGTCCTCAAAGGGTGACTTTTGATTTCGGGCATAACGAAGAGGGCGGTTTTGTCCCACCTCTTCATCGAAGTAAAGCAATGGAGACCTGCGACTACTTGAGGTAGGCAGAATAAATGACAAAGGGGCACGGCCTCTTGTGAGTTTGTACACCCTGTCTTTCAGTTCGGAGTTTTTCATTTGATTCAAAATTAGAGCGTGTCTTCGAAGACACTTGTTACAAAAAAAAAGGGGAGGGTGACCCCCTCCCCATTAGCAATCGCTGATTAGGCTTCGAACAACACGAAGTTGTTTGCACCCATGACACAGACACAACGCTCAGAGAGGTAGTTGACCTCCATTGCATCAAGGTCGCTTGTGGCAGCACCACCCGCAGAACCTGTAATCCATGTCTTGTACCGACGGTCCTCAGTCTCAGAAGCACGGTAGCGAACGTGGAGGAAAGGACGCTTGGCGTTCATTCCCATCACTTGGTCGTACACTGAGGTAGAACCTGCAGGAACGAGCATACCGTTAATCCGTCCTGACCCTGCAGTAGTGGACAATCCACCGCGCATGGTTGGGTCATTCAGATACTTCCAATCCGTCTTGTAGAAGTCATATCCACGACGGAATCCTGTGAAGCCAAGGTTCAACGCCATGTCGGTGTCGTTGTCAAACAGACCGTAAGACACACCACCTGCGGCATTACTTGATTGGTCAGCCAACATATCATCGATGTCGAAGCCGAAGTCGCGGTCAACGAAAACTACGTTTTCCTCAATCGCTCCCTGCTTATCCAAACGAGTGATAATTGTATCCCAATCATCCAAATCGGTTGGGTTACCACCGCCCCAAACATTTCCTCGGTCGCTGATGGAGTAGAACACACCCTCAGTTCCTTTTTCCCCAAAGTTTGGATTCAAAGTACCGTTGACAACACCTGAATCTGCTTCAGCAGGAACTGCCTCAACCATGGAAGTCTCGATGTAATCGTCGAAACGAAGACGAGTCTCATGCTCGGACTTCATGTACCACAGATACCCGGAAGCACCGTTCTCAGTGGTCACCTCAATCCATCCAATCTGAGCCATGTCAGAACCTGAGACCTGATACTTGTCCTTGAGAATAATCGGAGAGTTCTCAAAGATGTAGTCGTCAGCCTCAAGGGCACCACTCATCCCTACAGTCCCTTTCTTGAACTCAGAGCCGTAGATGAAAATGGTCACGTCAGCGTTTCCAAAGCCCGTACCTGCAGTAACAAGTCCACCTGCTTCGTAGAAAGCAATCTCACACTGCTTGTTGGCCAAGTCAACAGAGGTAACAATTCCCTTGTTCTCACCTGAACCATCGTTCTGAGAAACAACAACCGTCTGTCCGGGACGCAAAGCGATACCGTTGGTTGCGTTGAATGGGGTCCCACCCGTAGTGTCAGTACCTGCGGGGACGGGAGCGTCATTCACTTGGAAAGTTGCACTGTCATCAGCCGCACTTCCATCGGTTCCAACCGAAGCGTACTTGACGTGCAGACGACCCTGCTCTGCCCACTTTACAAGGTCAGAGTTTGAGGGCAATTCAGCCCCTACCATGCGCAGGAAAGAACTTATCGTTCTGTTTCCGTAACGCTCAAATTCCTTCTCGTAAGTATCGGGAAGATACTGATTCAAGAAGTCGAAATTGGTGATGTAGTTGGTTGCCAACGGTACCTGCTGCGAGGACGGTTGAAGGTCAAACCCACCACCTGTAAATGCACCTGCCATCTTTTCTATTTTTTTTAGATGTGGTTAACTTTTCTTTGACTTAATCTTTAGGCCCCTGCCCTCTGAAGGGTTAAGAGACCTGAACTGCAAACCATCCTTACTCTTTGCTACTTCGGGTGCCCTCCGCTCAGACATATTTATGTTCTTCATCTTGCGGCTGACATCCTCTGTGGCATCTGACTTGCCCTGCTCATAAAAGAACGCGGCAAACCTTTCAGGATTCATTGCAACGGCTAATGACTTGTGATACCCCGAAGCATCTTTAAGCAAACCATCGTCCCCCATAAACTTGCCAATGAAGTTTTGGGTGTCAAGTTGTGCCTTCTTGATGTCCTGAGCATCGCCCGGATTGTAGGTCAGAGTGTTGTCTCCAATTTTGAAATCAAAACCTTTGAAATCTTGGAACACATCGTCGGTCTTTTTTACGAACCAATCGCGCCTTCTCTGAACTTCCTCCTGCTGAGTCTTCGCTTCACTCAAATACTGCCTGTACTCTTCAAGTTCCTCTTTGCTCTGTCCGGAAACCTCAGCCGTACTTGACTCAAGGGGCTGCTTGTACATTTCCTTCTGTTCATCAAAGAACTTTTTAGCTTGGACAATAGTCTTCTTCTTACGCAACTTCTTTTTCTTGATGTCCGACTCCTCATCCAAATCTTCATCGAATGAGTAGTCCTCCATCAGAATCTCGACATCCTCTGAATCGAGTGCCTCACCCGATGCCAAAAGATATTCTTTGAGAAGCTGCTCTTCGTCCATGGAGGCGAAGTCCCGACCCAACTTAATGTAGTCTTCCATCCCCCTCCCGGTCTTTTTCTTGTACTCAAAATAAGCAGCCACATCTTCGGGCAACTCCTCTGCACTCTCGCGCTCATCAAAGAGTTGTTCCACCGAGGCGAACTCCTTATCATACCTGCTCTTCAAAAAAGTAAGAACGTCTTCCTCGTTTAACTCTGAGGACTTCTCTTGGTCTGTCTCCGCAACTGTCTCGGCAGGGGGTTCACTTTCAGATGTTGTCTCCTGCTCGTGTTTTTCAAGCAGTTCCTTTTCAACTTCTTGAGTGGACTTGTCCGCTCCGACCTCTACGGCTTTAACCTTAAACTCCATTTGATTTAATTTTTACAAATTTAGAAAATAAATGAACTCAAATTAGCGAGGTGAGAACTGCGCTAAGTCGAATCCATCTAAGCTATCCTCGTTCGATTCGAAGTTGAATGGCGGCAGGTTGTTCTTCCGCTGATTTATCAACTTGGACTGCTCACTGTTCTGCTGACTAATCCTCTTGGCCTTTGCCTCCTCACGCGAAGACTCCCTGCTACTGAGTCCCTTCTCAGCCATATCGTGCAACTGAAGGTTGTAGTTGAACTCTTCTGCCATAAGCTGACTCTTCAGCATGGCCTCCTGCTTCATCTTCTCAATCTCAAAGGAAATCTCAGCCTGTTTGATTTGCATCTTAGCCTGTGCCTCCGCCTGTTGCTTTTGCATTGCAGCCTCCGCGGCCATCTGCTGAGATTGAATCTGCTGCTGCGAGGCCATGGCCTGTTTCTGCATAGCCATTATCTCCTCCCTCTCTTGCTTCTGCTTACGCTTCAACTTGAGCAACTGATTGGCGAGTTTGATGTTCTTAATTTCCCTCACATCAATAACGTCCTCAAGATTGATGTCCTGCTTTGACAACGCAATCTGAATGTTCTGCTCAAGCTGCGCCCTCTCCTCCTCATCAGGGGTAACCTCAATGAAAATACCGAAGTCGTAGATGTACAGGTCGGAAATGTCAGTCAAAATACTGACGTTGTACTTTCCAATCTTGTTGACAAAGTCGTCCTTGAAGTCTGAGTACTCCAAGATGTCAGCCACCCTGTAGGTCAGTGCCTCAGAAAGGGTTCTGAATATGAACAAGCTGCCGTCAAGGATGTGCCTTGTGGCAGTGTTTGAGTTCAGTGCAGCCAACTTCTGAAGACCCACCAACGAATCGGGGTTAGGTGTAGATGCATCACGCGCCTCATTCAACCCCGTCACCGTCCTAATCATGTTTAGGTAGTGGTTGTAGTTGGTGATGAGCATCTGCGTCTTGGATGCGCCTGAGTTGGATGTCAACTGCTGAATGGGCACCTTGGCATTATTGAACTCACCGTCCTGAGTGAATGACCTTCCAATAACGGAACCCGTTTGGAAGTAGAGTCTCAGAGCATCTTCAGGGTTGTATGCCGCCCCCGTTCCCAAGTCAACCTCATTGAGTCCGTCAGCGTCTATGTACACACCGTCGGGCACCGTACGTGAAATGACCTGCTGAAGCTTCAGGTGCGTGACCTGAATAAGGTCGGCAAACGGAATCATCCTGCGCACCAAAGACTCAATCACCCCCTTGTACATACGTGGCGCGACGGCAACGTAGTTAGGGAGGGCGTGTTGACTTGATGACTTTGGCCTTACCATGTTATGGGCCAACTCCCACTTGAGTATCATGTTGGTCCCCATGACCATGATTCCATCGTACCAAACGTCGATGGTCTTTTCAATCTTCTCAAACCTACCCTCCTCCATCATCTCAGCGGGTGGGTTGAATTGGTCGTCCTTCTCAACCACCTTGGAGCCACCCGTCTCAAGAATCTTCTTCTTGTAGACAATCTTTTGAGTGGTCTTGTAGTTGAAGTACATTAGGGTGACAGTGTCGCGGTAGAACATATCGCTCTCATAGAACTGAGCGACATTGTAGTAGTCGTACCAAGACTGACTGTACTTAGAAATCTCCTCCAACTGCTCAGGGGTGAGGTTGGGGTTAATCTTCATCAGTTCCGTCATAGGAACTGTCTTAATCTCTCCCCAATAAAAGCAGTCCTTAAAATGCGGGTCCTCAGTGTAGCTATACACTATGTTGGCGGGGTCCACGTACTTCACCTCAACACCCGAACCGGGGAGAAACTCGTGCTTGGCAACACCTATCCCCAATGTGGTAAGGTCATAGTCAAACCTTTTCCTCAAGTCGAGGTAATGGTTCTCTTCAAGTATGGTGTTGATGGCCTCCTCTTCCGCAATCTCTATAGCGGGTTTGTAGTTGAGTTGCATGAACAATGACAACTCATCATCTGAGTTGGGCAACTCGTCAGGGGACATCATAAACGGATTGATGCCCGTCTTCTTCTGAATAATCTCAAGGGTGTCCTTGGCAACCATTTGCCCCCGCACCATGTCTTGGTACTTACTCCGCTTGGATTGAGAGAGGGCATCCTGTGCGTACGCCTTTACCTTGAATAGTCGGTCCGACATACCATTGACGACGATGTCAACAAACTTCGGGATGATTGGAACGGGTGTCCAATCTAAGTTCAGGTAGGATAGGTCGCCATCAATAGCAAGTTCATCCTTGTATTTTTTGACAGACTGCTCGCCCCTCGCGTAAAGCCTCAGCTTATGGAAATCTCTCCACTGATTGTAGTACCTGCACTGATTCCCATCCTTCCGGAACCATTCATACTGAATGGCCTGACCAACTTGTAACCCAAACTCAGGGGATGCTTTTTCAGCATCTGATACAAATTGGCTTGGAAAGCCCACAGATGCAATCTTTGGCTTCACATCCCTCATCTAATTATCTGACTTAAATTGCCCGAATTAGTATACCTTGCAAAGGTAACCTTTATTTTATTGCTTGCTTTTTCGGGCTGATACAGGTGCTTTTGACAGGCCATGATAGCCAAGCCCGAACTGATTGAGGCATCAAATTTTGTTCTGTTCGATATATCGAACTTTGCCCAATCCTCCAAAGTTCTGTTAAATGGCATAGAGCCTATGTCCCCCGACTCCCTGTAGTCACCCTGTAAATCAACCCCAACGTACTTCTCTATGTAGGACTCTATTGCCGCAGCATGGGCCTGCTTGATATCCTCACTTGAGTTAGGGATTCCGCCCAACTCCTTCTCTGTCTTTGAAAGTTTTGCAGAGTGCTTATCAGGTCGGTTCATGCAAAACCCTCTGTACCCCCTGTTCTTGAAGTGGTACAAAAGCCTTGGCTTGTTGTTCTCTATCAGTATCGGCATACCATAAAACACACAGGCCATCAATACCTCCTCAAAGAATATCTCCGCAGTCTGAGGTCTCGCGACGTACTGAAGAAAGAACTCGTTGCTTGGCGCGTCCTCCATACTGAACTTGGTGAGTCCGTGCAGCGCACCATTGGAGCCTCCACCACCCACCGTGCCACTGATGTCGTATGAGTCACAACCAAAAGCACCCACGTGTTCATTGCCGGGGTACTTTGTTCCGTTGCGCGTAGACACATTGTTTTGCAACGCCCTCTTAGGAATCCAACTCACCAAAAACCTTCCGCGCTTGTCCGGGGACCACACCACCTGCGTATCCTTTACCCCATCCTTCCAATGGAAAGAACCACGCGTGACATGATGCTCAGTAATCATCGAGTCGTTGTAATCTATCTGCTGATAAATCTTCGTCAGGTTGAACAACGATGCCCTACTCTCGTCTCTGAATGCGTGAGACTCTGTCCTTGGGAACTGCCTGTAAAATTCATTCAGCGCATCGGGGTCATTCTTCAAAGACTCTACTTCAGCCTCCCAATAATCAACCGCTCCCTGATGGATAAACTCATCATCAACGCCCCTGACAGGCTCAGTGGTGTCTTTATGCATCACGGGCGCACCATATCTATCGATGAATCCTTCCATGTTCCACTCCATCGGAATGAACAAAGCATACATCCCACTCCTTGTCTGACCATTGGCATTCCTTGTGGAGATGTCGGAGTCGCGATACATCTTTTTGAAGTTGTCACCACCCTTGTTCAGGGCATTTGACGTGGAACCCATCATACACTTGCCGATGACCTTGCTACCCAACCTCAAGCAGGTCTTGGTCACCCGCCAATTGTTGAGGATGTTGTTGGGCTTTATCCACTTGCCGCTTTCATCGTGGATAAGCAGCAGCAGCTTCTCTCCATCGTAACTGTTGTCGTCCGTATTCTTCCAATCGATTGTGGTGTCCAAGCCGTCCATGGCCTCCTCGTCCACATCGTACATATTCTTCTTGGTAATCTTGGACGCGGGGATACGGTATGCCAATTCAGTCTTCGGCTTGTCCATCCCGTCCATGATGGGCTTGAAAAAGAATGGCAGCCTGTTGTTTATGGGCACGACCTTGTCTGTGAACATCTTCTTAGCGTCAGCACCCGTCTTTGACAACACGCCAATGCGTGAGTCACGAGCAAGTGTTGCCGTGTTCACGGCCTCTGAGGATGACATGAACGAAAAGCCCGACCGCCTAATCTTCAGGTATATCATTCCGAAGCTTCGGTGGTCAGCCTTACACGCCTCCCAAAACAAAAACAGAATCCTATTGGCCTCCCGATAGTCCGGGTAGCCAACGTCAATGCTCGTCCACTGAAGGTACATATAGTGGGACCCCGTAATGTAGGTGGGCTTCCCATTGTTCATAAACCAAAAGCCCTCCTCCCTGTAGTCAAACTCCTTCTCGATGTAGCCTACCCACTTGTCCTTGAACTCAGAGGGCATCTCGTTCCATTGGAAGATTGACTGTATCCTCTTGAGTTGCTGAGGTATTTCCCTTCTCTCCCAATACTGCTCCTTCTTGTCTGAGTGTCTTTGAAGACACTCTTTGGGTGCCGGGGGTAGCGCAATCCTTAGACCTGAAATCTCAACGATGTCGCCAATCTGACCTGACTTGGAGATGACCACCACATCGTACTTGTCATTGTAGCCATATAGCCAACTCCGATTCCTGTTCTTATTCGACAGGACGGCCTTGGGCACAACGTCTTCTAAGACGCGATACAGTTCACTACTTTGACCTTCTTTCTGCAAATCCCTGCTTGTTGTTAGAATCTGAAGGGGACGCACTCTTTCCACTCAGAGCGTCCTTCTCCTCCTCAATGCGCTTGAGTATTTCAAATGCATCGAAGATTGCCAACTTCTTTGTAGCCGCAGCATTCTTCAACCTGTCAGCGGCCAAGTCATCTTCGGGGTCACCCGTTATGATTTTCTCCTTGGCGACCTTGATGAGTTGCTCCACGGCTCTTTCCCCCGCTTCTATTATCCTTAGCCTTATCTCTGTTGACTTCATTTGATTTCATTTTAAGTCTCTCTATAGCGAGGCGGTAAACCTCTTCATTATCCCACCAATTGCCGCCATATCCGCTCACAACGTAAGGGTGACTGATTGGTCGTAGAGTCTGTACATCAACTGACCATCTACATGAAACTCGTATTCACTATCAGGTTTGAAGCAGATTCTGTCCCCCACGCTTATCCCCGCCTCTTTGAGCGTCTGATTAAGGATGGCCACCTCACCAACAAGAGGCTCATGCGTGGTCGGCTTGTAGATGTAGGTGTCCTCCTTGGGTACGGGCTTGACAAAGCAGAACTTGTCCACCCCCACCCAATTGCCATCTCTTTTGTAGGCAAATAACTGCTCAAGGTCTAAAAGGAAAATGTTTTCTTTCAAAAAGCTTTTGCCGCTCTTTCTCCTGCCGTACATATCGTTGTAGAACTTGAACACGTTGTGGTGAACCAACACAATGTCTCCCTCCTTAATCGGACCTGAATAGCTGATGGGTGTAGAGAGTACGACCGCCTCTCTGTTTGAAAACCTAAAATCCTCTTCGGATGTATTGACGACAAAGTCTATGCCGCCAATGTCCTTGGTGTTGTTGTACCTCCTATCGCCTACAGGCTCTACTATAAACTGATAGATAGACTTCACCTAAAAATTTATATTGAACTCGATTGAAATAGGCACTGTACTGTTGAACTCCTTCCAACACCTAACGACCTCCTTGTCGTCTTCAATCCAAATCTTCACAGAGTCAGATTCGGGGTAGTGCTTAATCAGGTGAATCTTGTGACTGCCTCCCAATACATCCTGCCCAACGATATAATGCATAGCACCCGACTTGTAGTCAGGGCCAACTGAAATTTTTCTAATGTCCATCTCACTTACCCTACTTTGTACACGCGCATTTCAGCAGATGGGACATTGCTCCAACCGCCTGAAATAGCGTGTATGTATAGCCCCCCTCCATCTATTCCCGAACTATCCCGCATGACCTCCCAATTCATCGTGTCCCCCGCAGTCGCCTGATAGGGGATGGTGGTCTCATAGGGAACCATGATTCCTGTTTGGTCAAGGTCAATCGCCTTGGTCTCAGTAAACTGAGTGCCATTCATGAGCGCCCTGAATGCAGTGACCGTAACATTTCCTGATGAACCCTCCCTCTCGACATTGAGAAATACCTTGATGAAGTAGAACCCCGCCTGATTAAATGTCAGCGTACCATTGGCCGCCATCATCACAGGGTCTGCGGTGGTGCCCGTACCACCCGGACCAAACACAATATCAAGTGGAGAGTCCAAACCCGAAGGCTCTTGGTCTACGTCGTAGTGGGTGCTGAGCACCTCCTCAACCTGTGTTAGGCCAAGTAAAGAACCTGCCGTGAAGTTCTTTGTCTCATTGTTGGACTCAGCGTCGGAACCAATCAAAAGGTCTGAACGTGATACCGAGCCGTCTACCGCATACGATGAAATCTTTGCCATCAGTCTTGTTTTTTCTGAACCTCTCCCGTGTTCAGGTTAATGACGGAGTCCTCCCCGTACTTGTCAATAAGCTTCTTTTCCTCAACAAGGAATGTCGCCTTAATCCTTTTCACCTCATCGACCACCAACGCTCTCTGAACTTCAAGTTCTCCCAACGTCAGCTTTTGACGGGTAAATTCGTTATTCAGTTCTTGGAGGGTCTCTAACTCTTGCTTCTCAAGTTTCATTTTATTCAATTTACTCACAAAGTTAGGGATTATTTGGCCTTCACTTTTTCAAACGACCTGCCACCAAAGTAAGCGGAGATGACGGTGATGAGTACAATCTGCAAAAGGTCTACCCAATTCTCCTTGACATCGAATCTGATTGCACCCGCATCGATGAACACCATGGTCACGGTAGACACTACCAAAAACAAAAGGACAAGAGGGCGGACGTTCTTAGACAACCAAGACCCCGTGGAGTTCATGTCCGCCTTCCAACGCTCTGTGACATTCTGCTGAATGTCAGCCTCCGCCTTAATAAGAATCTGAGTGAGTTCTTTCTCAAACTCTGCTTTTTCATCCTGAGTGCG